CTCAAAATACTCTGCCGTTGACAGCGCTGCAAAATTAACAGGTGCGTCACTACGCTCTATGTCGCTTGATCAGTTAAAAGCGATTACAGGCGCTATCAGTGTAACTATCGATGGTGTTCTTAAAACTGGCACAGTTGATTTATCTGCTGCAACAAGCTTTAGCAATGCTGCCACATTGATTGCAACCGCCTTAACTGCTGCTGTAACCTTTGATACTCAGTTACAGTCGTTCGTTATTGCATCGGGTACAACTGGATCAACAAGTTCTATCTCGTTCGCTACTGGCGCTGCTGCCGAAGCTTTGGCCTTAACTGAGCTTACAGGTGCGCAATTAGACAACGTGACAACGGTTGATACTGCGACTACAGCAATGAAGCGCTTAACCAACTACACGTTGAACTTATCAACTATTGTGGCTGAGACTTCAACCGCATTGAATGACAATATTCAAAAAGAAATTGCGACTTGGGTGTCTTTGCAAAACCACCGTTATTGGTTGGTTAAATATGGCGAAGAACCAACAGCATTAATCGCAAACAACACAACAAACTTTGCGGGCTGGGTTGCTGAAAACAATGTTGCTGATGTGACTTGTGTTTATGGCACATTTGAACATGCGGCTTTGTGTGCGGGCTATGCTGCTTCACTGAACTTTAGTGAGCTGAATGGTCGTACAACAATGGATTTCCGCTCTACGAATTGTCTGGTGCTAAAAAACCGACATGAATTTTAAATGCTTCAATACGAAGCTTCCATAAGTTCCCTAAGTCTCCGATCTCGGCTTTAGTGATCCCATACAATGGTCGTGGCACACCACCCGAAGGTATAACAGTCACACAATCATAAATTAATTGATTAAGTAATGGCTGTCCCTCTTCTTTGCTGATATTCCCTAATCCAGTAATACCAACTTTAGCAAGTTCAAGAATACCGCCCATTGGGTCTACTCGAAGCTCTCCATCTTTTGGATTAACAGTGTTTCGGATTAGATCAACATTAACATTTCCAATATCTAACCCACCCTTAACAAGGGCAAACAAGCAGGCGTTAGCCCACTCATCCGCTTGCTGCAAAGGCATTTCAGTGATACGAAAAGTCTTGTCGCCAAGTGTCACATCTTCGTATTTTAAACCTTCTGCATTTAGTGGCATTACGCAATCTCCGTCAATGATGTTGGGTCAACTTCAAATACTGACTGGCTGCCTTGTAAAAGCTTAGTAGCGCTTACGCCTGAGTGTTGAGTGTAGAAGCCACTAAACGAAGCAGTTTTGCCAACAGACGGCAATGTCAATTGAAAATCAACCGCCACGATTTCTTTATTTTTAAGGAAGTTCGCAGCGCAGTTTTCAAGGATCGGTAATGATGGAGAGTTTGCTTCAAGGTTTAAGCCAAAAGTTTGCGCGTTAAACACAAAACCACCGCTTAAATTACCATCAGCACCCGCTACAGTTTGCGCAAGTGTGATGTCACCTAAATTGAAAATGTTGTCGGCCTGAAATCCAGTGAGCTGAACGTATGAATCGTAAATCCCCTCACAACGAAACAGTAGGACACAGTTCGCAGCGGTTAAGGTCTTTTTGTTAATAGCCATGCTTTAAACCCCTTACTGTACGTTAATTGAAGCAATGTTAATCGAGTGAACCGAGCCGCCATCTGTGTACCATAGCTTAATCGGGAATGAACCACGTGCAGCGCGAACCTGTGGAGTTGCATCACGGATCATTAAGTAGTAGCCCTGATTAAAGATAATGGTCGCAGCATCAACACCCGCTTCGTTATTGATAATCGACTTTTGTTGCTCAGATAAAATCACGCCAGTTTGAATGCCACCGAAGTTAAGCATTTCGTTGATTGGGTCTTGAGCTGAAGCGCGTACTTTAGACTTTCCGACCTCATTGTATGGAATCGACTTGTTAGCAATCAATCCAGTAATTTGCGCTAACTGCAATTGGCTATTGAAGTAGATTTGATTTAGGTACGCATCAACCCACTTAAATTCGCCTGAGACAATCGAATTGCGTAGGAAGATGAAACGGTCATTGGCAGTTGCAAAAGCACCGTAGTAGGCAACATCCGCAGAATCTAACTCATTTGCTTCATCAACATCTGTAACGCTAGGTGCTAGTGTTGAAGTTGAGCGAAAATCCATTGTTGTACGGCCATTCAATTCACTAAAGTTCAGTGAAGCAGCATAGCCCGCACACAAAGCCGCGTGTTCAAAATCACCTTTTACAACTGTAGCATCGGCAACGTTGTTTGCTTCAACCCAACTCTTAAACACTAATGTTTCTGTTTTTGTTTCTTTCCATACAACCAACCAATAACGGTGATTTTGCAAAGATACCCAAGTTGCGATTTCTTTTTGAATATTGTCATTCAATGCGGTTGAAGTCTCAGCCACGATTGTTGATAAGTTCAACGTGTAGTTGGTTAAGCGCTTCATTGCTGTAGTTGCAGTGTCAACCGTTGTCACGTTGTCTAATTGCGCACCTGTTAGCTCAGTTAGGGCTAAAGCTTCAGCAGCCGCACCAGTAGCGAACGAAATAGAACTTGTTGCACCAGTTGTACCCGAAGCAATAACAAACGACTGTAGCTGAGTATCAAAAGTCACAGCAGCAGTTAAGGCGGTCGCAATCAATGTGGCGGCATTGCTAAAACTTGTAGCAGCAGATAAATCAATAGTGCCAGTTTTAAGAACACCATCGATAGTTACGCTGATAGCGCCTGTAATCGCTTTTAACTGATCAAGCGACATAGAGCGTAGTGACGCACCTGTTAATTTTGCAGCGCTGTCAACGGCAGAATATTTAGAGATGAATAGCGCAGACGGTTTAACAGTTGAACCTGTAAAGCCATTGAAATAAATCTGAGCGAATTTGTATTTATCAGACGTTGTACCGTAGTCATTGCCTACAGCGTCAGCGTTTGAATATTCTTTAGCGACAAACTTTACGTTATCACTAATGATTACTGCGTTAAGTGCCATTGCAGTACCGCCCGCCCCTAGAACTGAGGGCAGTACCGTAACGATTTCACTTGCTGGAATGGATGCTAGCATTATCCTTATTTCCTCTTAAAGTGGATTAATATCTACCGTAATTGTTTTAGTAGATTCTTGACGATAAGTATAGTGTGGATTGTATTGCATATCAATTTCCACCATCCAACGCGGTTCGTATTCAGATGCTTCGTTCACAAACGAGAGATTCTTAGGCGGTCGATAGTCTAATGGTTGGCACGATTGCAGGCGCTCACATGCATAAGGGCTTTTAAACATTGTAGCAATCTGTCTAGCTCTTGCCTGTCCTAGCTCGCCATAGCAATCAACTTGCATCATCGTCTTAACTGCGGTCTGTACGGTTACAGTTTGGCTAATTAAATCGGGATTAGTCACCTCTGAATAGCTCAATTGGTCTAAATCAGTTTCAGTTATAAAGGTTATCACTATTCCATCTATAGGTAATGGCATCCCGTTTTGATAACCGCGCACAATTTTGCTTGAATCGAAAGTCGGGAACATTTCAGCAAACATATTCCAAATTTCAACAAACATTTGATCTAAAAAATCTACTTCCGCCATAACACCACCTTCACCCAATCGCCATTTTGATCATTCAATGCATTGCCGATGTCACCGCTTGCATACTTGAGCCAATCCTCAACCACGGATTTGACAGTCCATTTTACACCGCCAAACTCAACATAGGATAAGCCTGTGCCTAAACCACGAATCATAGGGTCAATGATACCGTCAATGTATCCATAGCAGAATGAACCTTGTTGGTTGATCAAGTTTAAATGCTCAAGGTCTTTTGATTGAATCGCTTGAATCTGAATATCTTTTACAATCTTGGTGTATTTTGGCACAACCTTACCGCCTGCGATTGTTTCCGAGCCGACATTCACATAAATATCAGCATTCGTTACGTTCGGGTTTATTGCCCTTGTAACGCTATTCGCCATCATTCTTAGTTTAATAGCCATAAAAAAGCCCCATCATTGATAGGGCATTATAACTTATTGGATCGAAATCGACCTAATTAAAGGCATTTTCATAAAGAACTATGGCTTTTTCAATCTTATCTAAATTAAAAAATAGATTCTTATTTGGTATTGAAAAATCACCAGTCTTTAGTTGAATCATTGACGATGGCAAAAATCCGCATCCAATGGCGCGATATTCTCCATCTTTAAAAATAATTTCTACCGAAGTTCTGCCGTCAAGTGAAGCGAAATTCCCCCATGTTTTTGATGGGTTGCTGTGCATTAGTGTATAGCCGTTTTCTTGTAGGTATTCAGATACCAATTCAAATTCTTTCATAACCACCTCAGTTATAACCTAAAAAATATAACGTGGCGGTCGTGTAGGTTGCACGATTTTCGGGAGCTACCCTAGCCACATATTAATTATGCCATACTTGTACCAAGATTGTTAAGGCTTGCTTCAACTCCACGCATTGCATCGGAAGTAATACCCGACACGCTTGAAGCTGTTGTGTAAATATTCAAGTCGCCCATTTTTACATCAACGGAACGGCTTTGCATATCAGATTGCAGGCCTTTGCTGTTGTAAAGCTTTCTTGGTGTAGCGCTTTGCTGAACCATGCCTTGTGCTTGTGCAGCGCCACTAACAACGCTCTGACCCTGTTTAACACCCTCAGCATTAACCATGCCTTGTGCTAGAGCTTTAAACTCAGCATCGGTCATTTGGTTGATGGTTTTACCCTCAAGATTAACACCCATAGAGCTTGCGGTTTTTTTAATGGTCGCCTCATAAGCACCGTAGTTTGTAGTTCCTGAATAATCACTCTTAGCATAGCCACGCAACATTTGCTGATACGTCTTGTTGCCATGTTGGGATTTAAGCAATTTAGCCTTAGCCACTGCACCAGCTTCCATTGTTTCAAAAACAGCATTGCCCCATTGATCGAGAGCAATAATTCCTTTGTATCGCTTTTGAGCATCGGATAGCGCTTTCTCTTTTGATCGAGTTAATTTGTCGGTTTTATCTGCACTGCCTTTAAACCCGAACTTTAGATTGCCAGGATTGTTGTTTCTCCATGCAACAGTGCCACCAGTTCTAGTTTCGGTTTGACCGTTTGCTAATTCATATACGCGCTTAGTTCCATCAACCGCAACAAGTCGTCTCAGTGCCGATGCACCGCCTGTACCAGTAAAGCCACCACCAACGGCAGGGGATTGCAACTCACCACCACTAGAACCGCCAATCTTAAACGCCCCACCCAGCATAAAGTCAGCA